GGACAGGCTGTAATATTACATAGCTCGTCGTTCCGGAGACGTTCGTTAAGGTCCTGTTGCCGACGAACTCGTCACAGTCGCCGCCGCCGATACCCACCGTCACCACCGCCGCTGTACATGCCGCACTGAACTCATCGAGAATTACTATTACCGGAATAAAAATATAGTTCGACGGCACCGTATAAAGAACCGTCTCCGTGCCGGGAGCGCTGTTCAAATCGACCGTATTGTCGCCACTCGCCAGGGCTATCGCATTATCCTGTACATAATCAGACATTTTCAAACATCCTTATAAATAATATTTCCCGTCGTTGCGTTAATTAACATCTCATCCGTTATCGCGTTGTAAAGTATAGTCGGATAATCGTAAATATTGTCACCGTCCTGCGGGTCGACAGCATTGTACCAGCCATAGACCGGAGATAATTTATAGAGCGACTCCTTCATCCCGAATATATCCTCCATGCAGTCGAAAGAGCATATCCCATCTTTCAAAGTGCCGTAATCGGCCGTCAGGATTCTAACTATCATCGATTCGATTCCCAAAGGAGGATACGCTATCTTTATCACGTCACCGGGATTGATACCGCTCATTGTTCGGTTGCCGTATATCTTCATTATCGCCGGGAATCGCGACATCTGGTTCTGCTCGCGTGCCGCTACCTGTCCTGCTAAATCATCGTTGACTATCATTGTAAATGATACATCGTTATTAATTAACATATCATTTTGCAAAGTTGACATAGCGGTGTTTGGACTGTGTATAAGTGCTGGAAGGTTATCGTACATATTCCAGTATTTCAGATATGTAATGTTCGGCGTCTTTTTTAACGCACCTCTCGAAAAATCCTCGATTCTTTTAATATTGGAATTGTCATACTCATCGAGAGCCTCAGAATCGTAATCGTCGCGGATAAGCTTGATTACAAACCCGCCTGTCTCGTGATCCTCGTAAATGACGGCATCGATACATTCGAGTATCGAGGCGATAAAATCCTCGAGCGATTGATTAGATTCCCATTTTACGCACAGGCCGAATCCCTCATCGTACAAATCATCAGCCGCTGCCTGCCATATCGCATCATCGAATTTGGCAGTCGAATGTTTAAGTCCCCATTCGATATCGGTGTAACATTCGCGCAGAATATGAACAGGATTGATCTCGTAATCCCGGATAGTTGCCTTCGCGGAATACCACTGAGTCTCTCCGGTCGATAGATGGGCCGTCCTTTTAACCAGATACCGCCACGGCTGAACGTAAGGCTCTGTCCCGACATAGACATGCCGAAGAACGGCACAGGTCAGGCCCCGATTGGCCGATGTATATGATCCTAAAACCGATTCGATATAATCGTTAATCGCCTGATCTGTGTCACCATATTCGAGATCGACAGTGCCTTCCAACCCGCCGCCCAGAGAATAGCTGCCGTGATAAGTGGTTATCCCGCCGTAAAGGTCCGGTAAGTCTATCACCAATGCTCCGTGATAATACTTGTAAAAATAGACATACTGTCCGCCGCTGTCGTCGATTCTCATCTTATTAGATTGAGCCTCGGTATCGCCCCACCAGCCGAGAACGGGATTTCCCACCCAGCATGTTCCGAACACGACCGTCATATCGCCACCTTCCTCGATTTCGGGTACGTCGAAAGTATTCGGCTCGTGATGTATCGATTCCGGCTTTTTCCGTAACGCCCGACTCAGGCCGTAACTAATGGCCATCATTATCGCTATTTTGATTAAAAATGGTATCATTTGATTAAAAATGGTATCAATTGAAAAGCAGCAAGTATCGGCACATCAGCTAACAAGGCTGTTCCTCCCTATATAAGGATTTTTGACCGGCAGATGCCATAAGCCGCCGTAATTGACGGTATTATCGAACAGCTCCCGGCAGCAGTCGAGGGTGTGATTGCATCCTGCGTACGCCGTAAAAGACATACCGGCAGTGACATTTGTCGGAAACGGCCTGTCAATTACTATCGCATCGCCATTATGAGCGATAATCGTCCTAATCGGCATCGAGAATTTCCGTATCACTGCCGCCCTCGCCCTCGTACAGCTGGCAATCGCCTTCCCATCCGACAGCATCTATATCGGTCCAGTCCGAACCGTTATCACTGCCCTGAACCCGAAAATACCTGGCATTGTATTCACTGAAAATCCCGTTGGATAAATACTTATAAATTCTTACTTTTTTAATTATCTGCGCTGAGGTCCACTGGCAGCTAATCCACTGATCGGCGCTGCCGACGGATTCCCACCAGTGTCTCGGAATAACCGACTCAAGGGATAAAGAATTATCGAATGCCCCATCGGCGGGGGCTATACTCTGCTCGGAGCTGGCATCATAGACACAGCCGTCAAGGCCGGTCAGGTCGCCGTAAACGGCAGGATCATCACCCGCTACTGCGCCGAAGGCATCGGCTGTTATATCCACACCGTCGATAGTATCGATCTCGCCTGATATCTCGTAAGACATATTATTAACGCCGCACCTGTAGCCGTAAAGCTTATGCGGGCAGAGCTTCATAATTTTTCTCCTGCCGCCCGCTATCTGCATATCGGATGCGGAAGGCTCGAATATGAGAGTCGGAATGCTGTTGCCATCGAACTTAAAATTGGTCAGATAGCCCGTATATTCCTTTATATAATTTCCGGCGTGACATCTGTACTTGGTAAGCGAAACGATAAGCTCCGGCGTGCCGGCAACAATCATTACAGCCAGCGAATGGTCGCGTGGGATCTTAAGCTCAACCGCATCTTTCGGATAATCGCCGGTCTTTTTAACCGCCGAGCATTCGCACGGAGCCGATTCGTATGTATGACCTAAATATTCGATATCCTCGCCGGCCGTAGTAAGATACCAGTGCGTCGTAACCATAGCGATATCGAACAGCTCTATCGGAACGCCGGAGGAAACCGAATTTTCATAATCTGAATAAGGCATTATTCCTTTACCGAAAGAAACGCTACATTCGAATAATTCTTATAAGCTATAATATGCTCGATTGTCACCATATCGGAAGCCAGGCGGCATTTGTCCAGAAAACATATCTGACAATCTCCGGCCTCAACTTCGAGACCTAAATCCGAATCTATACTTATAATCTCGATATCCTCATCGGACTCGACTATCCCGGTAATCTGGCGGCAAAGAACGGTCCCGCCCGGAAAGATGAAGGCCAAATGCGTTCTTAAATCATTCAAACCCATATTCTCGGCCAGCTTGATATTTTCTATTTGAAAGCTCGTATCGGCCGCCCCTATCGTATCGGCCAGCTCCATATCGTTTTTGAATGTCGGGATCCATATCGTACCCTGCTGTCCGAGCAGACTGTGCAAAAACTGTTTGTAAACCCACATCGCCTCTTTGGTATCATTGAAAAAGCCCCAGCCCTGAATATTCAAATTGAAATCACTGTCGCTGTAATAATCGAAATCTCCGCTTTCGTAATCCTGCAGGAAGCTGTCACTGTCTATCGAAGACTCCTTCGGCGAGGCGTTTAACTGTTTGCTCGCAACTAAAAGAACCGGCAGGCCAAGATATGTCTGGTCTGCTGAAAAGCCGGTAATAAGAATATTGTCCTTAACCGCAAAGCTTATCTGGGCGAACCCAACCTCGGCAACAGGGTTGCTCTGCTTTGTCATTCCGGATACCTGAGCTATTCGCAGAGGTATTATCCATTTATTGCCGGTATAGGTAGCAACAACTGCGGACTCCAAAGTCAGGGTCGTATCGTTTTTAGTATCTATCTTGACGGCCTCGAAATGGTCGATGTCCTTGAAAACCAGGGCATAGCTTTCGTCCCGGAAATCGGCAAAGGTGGTATCGACGGTAATGCTCATATCGGTCGCGTTAATGTCGGAAGTGTGCAAAACCTTTTCCGCCCAGACTGGACAGCCGAAATAACGCTTCGACCAGCCGTGCATCGCCGCGGTGAAACGGTTCTGAATCTTCGATGTGGGCAGCGGAACATCGAATACGAAGCCCTGCCTCGGTATCTGCCTGAAAGACATTCGCTGCTCGCCGCCGTCCCGGGCGGCCATTACGTCCGTCGCCCATTCGTAGGATTCCTTTATCGTTACCTGCGGTGGGAAATAGAATACTATCATTCTTATCCCGGTAATTATGACAGTCCGCTCCTCGCCGGTAATAAATGTAAATTCAATACTCGATGAAATATCGGCCGAACCCTCCTTCGGGATTGTCACGGTATAGGTCGTATATTCGAGGGCTTTGAGCTCGTAAGGATCTTCCGAGCCGCTCAGCTCGAACTCATCGCCGCCCGTCTCGGTAATCAACGTGCAGTTAATAGCATCGAACCATGCATTCCATACGATAAAGGTATCCACTAATTCTGATAAAACCGGACCGAATGCCAGTGTCGCCGGCGTTACGTGGACACGGTAATAATAATCGTCTACGAAAGTCCGCACCTTTAGACCCGTATGCTCGAAACAGGGCTGTTCGACCGGTAAGTTGCTGTAACTCGAATCGCAAGTAATATTCAGCGTGACCTCATCGATATTAAAAACAGTATATTCGTAAAGCGGACTGTCGTTTATTATAGTCGCAGAACAGAACGGGACGGTGTCCGGGTATAAAATATCCTCTGAAATTGTACCGCTATATGATGCCATTTATACCACCGCAACATTAACATAATCTGTTACACCAATATCATCTTCTACTGCTCCGGATACAGGAGTAATATCGCAATAGACATAATCCACAACCGTAATATCATCGTAGGGGTGCGGCCATAGCACGTAAGTATCGGCATAAGCCAGAACAGCGAATCCGATATAATCGCCCTGATCGTCCAATTTAGCGTGTGATGGGAATATCTTCCACGTATCGCCGCCGTAAGACACCTCATCGCCGGCATCGTAATATTTGGGTGCTATGTACCTTATACCAGCCGGTATGCCGACCAGCGACCTGTTGCCCGATGTCCGGGTAACGAGCATGTACAATGGAGCGAACGGGGCCAGGGCATTGAAATAGTTCGGTGACCGGGAAAAAAAGTATCCAAGTATTGAAGCATATCCTTTGCCATAACTCGGTGTTTCGTAAGGTGCAAAAGATGGCATCCACAATTCGTTCGCGTAATCAGCACCGGAGTCACTGCCCTGATCGCCGCAGGAACGCCAGCCGGTATTTCCGTCGGCGGTAAGATAAACAGCTCCGTGGCCGTAATCTAAGTAACCCACAGCGGCGAAGAAATCCGTCTTGACTGTAGATCCACACATCCAGTCGGAAGGTGCGTAAGATGGCACCGAGCCGGTAAAGAACTGGCCGCCGGTATAGACACCCTCCTTCTCCAGGCATCCGAAGCAGAACCACTGGAACTTACTGCTCTCATATTCGACGGCGACAATTACCGTATCGTCAACACTGACAAAATGGTAGGCGGGAATTGCACTTAGCGATAACTCCGTCATACAAACGCCCCATGCATCGCCGGAATCGGTCTGGGTATGGCCAGGCTGCTCATCCCACGT